CCCCATAATCCCGGCCACGGCTGATGACTGTCCTAGATACGTTGGGTTATAGGGTGTATTAGTTGGTGACCAAGGAGATGTTACGCCAGACTTCCGTGCCGCAAGACTCCAATCTAGCCCAGGAGATTCCATAGCACCAAGGTGTTTTAATACTCTATTCATGCCACCACCACCAGAGGTGGGAACCTTAGTCATAGTACTTGGGGCCATACCACTACCCCAGCCGGGACCACCAGCGGCAGCGGCTAAATGAGGGTCTACAAGACCAGCACCAATGACAGCGCCCATAGGACCAATCTCTGAATCGAATTTCGCAACTCCAGCAGTGCCAGTAAAGTTAGGTCTTTCTGGCGTAATTCTTTCAGAAGAAAGTGTACCAGCGAACCGCCTTTTAAGCAGATCAAACAAACTAGCCATTACAGCGCTCCGTAATTAACGTGCTTGATACCATCAATCTCTACGACAGCATCAGGTCTGGTCTGCTCAACCTCTTGAGCCATGACACCTCTACGCCTTACATCGTCACCAATGAAGTTGAAGTGATATACATTATGACCATTATAGGTTGTGCCATCCGATACTATATTTTCTTTAATACGCATATCAGATGGACCCATAAAGGCTGAGGCTAATGATGCTATACTACCCAGTGGTGACTGTCCCGGTGTGGTCTTAGTTACAGTACCACCGTAATTACCAGAGATCATATTCATGTAGTTAGCGAGTGCCTGTTCTGGTGCAGCCGCATCATACTGGTATCTAGCCATGTCAGCACCCATCTGTTGCTGTCTCATGCCCTGACGCTGTGCGCCTACATCACCCATAGCACCGTACATTGCCATTGGCGCTCCCATTATAGACGGGTAAAGCTGTCCCGATTGGACCGCTCTCTGCTGTGCCTGATTGTATGCATTGGTGTAGAGGTCTGCCATTGGTTTAGTTAGGCCTGATGTTACTGCATTAGCTATAGCTTTATTCTGGACAAGGTTGCCACGGGAACCACCGCCGGGCTGGTATGTCGTAGTCTGTTGTCTAAGGCCGGGAAGTATATTCCCCTTCAGGTTTCCCATAACCTGTTGAGTAAGAGCGTTGGCCATTGGGTTGAAGGCATTAGGGTCAATCTGTCCAGACAGACCCTGTAGTAGACTCTGTTCTGCACCCATCTGCTGTGCCGCTACCCGTGGTCCCATGGCATAGCCAAGGGTGGCTTGCTGTGCCGCTTTCTGAGCGGGGTCAAATCCAGCAACGGTTTCACCCGGATAATAAGCGGGAACACCTTGGTTGTATATGTCCTTAGCCTGACCAAACCCTTGTGTTAAATAAGGAATCTGTTCAGCCCATGGCTCACTCGTAGTTGTTTGTACTTTTGTTCCGCCACTCATAGTTTATTCCTCTATATCCCTTTTTTTCCTTCTCCAGAAGCTGCCCTTACTATCGCTTTACTCTTACCTTCCTTGTATCCCTTAATTATGTCATCGACCACACCAAATCCATCACCACTTCCCCATACCCATTCTCCCTTTTCTCCCTTATTAGGATCGAACCTATTTCCACCGAGCCTCACATCCTCTCCTTCAGCCCCCATATAAGCACCGCTTGGGTCATAGTGTTGATAATAAGCAGCATTCTTTGCCGCTAATGCCTGACCATAATCAGAGTCTGCTGAAATCCACTGACCACCAGGAGTCATTACCCATTTACCACCAGATGCATCAGTTACAGTATTACCAGATGTTCCACCCCCTTCAACTTCCGGTGGGGGAATGGTAATAGGCCCAAACCTTGGGGCATTGTATTCTACGCCGTAGCCCAGCCCGGTGAGCGGCGCAGTTTCCGCGCCAGACCAAATATTCTCAGGCACATAAGCCTTAGAAGCATCTGTCCAAGTAGCATAAGCATCAGGAATTAATCCACCACCAGCCGGTGCGCTATACTGCGTATCCATTACTGGGTAGTATGGGTTGCTTCCGGTGTACTGACCTAACGGCCCAGGGCCAGTATCACCACCAGAGAGCAGATCGAGAAAACTTTCAAATCTAGTTCCACCTGTCCATGGTGCAACATCAGTTCCACCCCGATAAGTTCCGCCAGACAGGGCAGAATCCTCTGCCGCATGGGCGCGACCAAAAGCCTCCTTAGATGATGCCCCTCTGGGAATCCAGTATGAACCCTGCGTACCCTGTGGGTCGCTTTCTATTTGATTCCAAGCTGATAGTAAATCGGGAGTCTCATCCACATACTGTTCAAATATAGATGCGGGTTGGTTAGGCCGATACTTTTCATATTCTTTTTCGTAGTTGAATTTTCCACCAAACATATTATTGCATCCTGTGTTTTAAGTCTTTTGTGTAGACAATATAATTAGATTCCCAATCGGGCAATAGTTTTTTCCACCCCTTTCTTCCCCATAATTCCAGGGAAGTGCATCCTGTTTTTATTGCAAAAGATTCCACCATATCATTAAACTGATATAATCTTTTAAAATCTGAACCGGCAATAGATATTATTCTAAGAACCTTCCTCTGTGGATAGGTTATAATCTGAGTAATCATTATTGAGTGAAGTTCATTCCCTTCCGTTGCTATCCACAACTGCATATCGCCATGGGTAAGAGACTCTAGAAAATCATCAGACTCTACCTCACCCTCAGTATGTTCCTGTACCTCATCAAGTAATGGTGCAACTCTTTCCCAAATGTATGCAACGTCTTCTGGAGCGACGATCTGAGCCTTCAAAGTTTTTCCCAGGCCGGTGACCCATCATCTATGTAGGCGTAAATACCACGACCAGAGCCAGGATTCCAACTGGTGCCGTCAGCATACCTTATGTCTCCATCTCTAGGCTTGGTCGGTGCTACGAATGTCTCCTCCAGCCTAAACGTATCTATATTAAATACAATATCTCCCAGCCTGTTTAGCTCATCAAATAGATAATCTGGAAGTTCTTCCGGGTTTACAGGGGCAGGATTAGGTGCCCATCTGTTTACACTCTTTATATTTTTAGATGGAGCGTTGGCCATTAGTACGCCCTGCTGCCGCGTCTACCCCTTGGAGCTACTTCAAATTCTACCCCGTGTAGTTTCCAATCAATATCAGAGGTTGATTCAAACTTCACACCAAAGAACTTTCCTGTTACCCGGCATGAAACCTTTGACTGGCTGTTGGGATTAAACAGATATGGCGTGCCACCAGTCTCCGCATTCCAAACAATTCCATCTTCTGTAGACATCTGGCTACCAACATATACGTTAATCGTGTTGTCTCCGGTAACTTCCAGTTTGGGCCATATAGCCGAAACAAACTTCTGCGAAGAAGGGTCACCAAGATCGTAACCAGTTCGCTCGATATAAGAGGTCATGTTAGTACCGTCCTCCTGATTACCCCTATCATCTCTGTACAGTTTTGGCATATCGATATAACCACCACTTGAATAAGCGGTATAAGCAGAGCCATTAACAGTAGTAGTTAGAGCTAAATCACTATATAGAGCAAATGTCGTGGTCGAATATCCGGTAACCTTTGCGTAGTAGGTCTGAGCGTTTATCTCGGTCATACCAACCACACCGCTTATGGATACTAGATCGCTATCAGCAAGACCATGAGTAGAGGAGGTAATAACTACAGGGTTGGCAGCAGTTGCCCCACTTATAGTAGCTTTCTGGTCTGGTTTGGCAAACACCAGATTTTTCAGTACATTGTCGTAGTTGCCTGTTCCCCATATTCCCGCACCAAGATTCCATATTTCTGTATGGTCATTCCACGTTGTTCCGGTTGTTATGGCGGCAATGCCAGAGTTTATATGATATAAATCAGGAATGTCTCTTAATGAGAAGGTGTTATCTTTCCAGTTCCATATTAAAGCCTTGTTGGGTATTGCAGATATTCCCGCAGGATAACAAGCAAGCATCTCATTCCTTGCGTAGTCCGCCGCCACGAATACCTTCTCGTAGTTATCCCCATTTAGATCAGAGAACATCTCCCTGCGTAGTTTGTTAGGCAGGAGTGGTGTAACCTGCTGACCGTTAGTGACATAACAGTCCGAGTTTCCTATAAAGAAATGACCACCTTCAAACTCAGCTACAGCATTTTTAGCCAGCAATCCTATGGTGGGAGATAACAACTTAAATGAGAAGATGTAGGGAGTTCCCACATAGTTCATAAT